GTATTGATTCTCGTATTCGATAATCAACCATGGACAGATCCATTTCTTCCACCTCTACCACTTCCGATCATCAGGCGATTGATGTTGACAACTTGGTTGCGAGTTATGTCAGAAACATAAGAGCCGATGACGGAACAAATGTTAGTAGATTCCTTGGTGAGGCCGCTTTGAGAGAAATCAGGTCTCAAATTGACACCTCTTGTGGTGATTTCCAGAAGTTAAATGTTGGTTTTAAATTAACTCCTGATGAGAAAAACGCACTGAAGTCCAATTTTCCTGGTCTCGAGATTGTTTTCCGAGACTCGTGTTTTTCGTCCCATAGTTTTGCTGCCGCGCACAGAGTGTGCGAGACTCAAGATATATATAATCGGTTTCAAACAAAAACTGAAAAAATCATTGATTTAGGTGGTAACTACGTCACACACGCTAAACAAGGTCGTGCAAATGTTCATTCTTGCTGTCCTATTTTAGATGTGCGTGATGGTGCACGCCATACTGACCGATATATATCTTTGGCTGCCTCTGTTGAGAGAAGACACCAGGAATTGCCGGTGGATTTCTGCTGTCGGAAATTTGAAGACTGCAATGTGCAGGCCCCATTCGCAATGGCCGTGCATTCCATAAGTGACATTGAGATTGGTCAGTTAGCTAAACACTGCGTTCGACGCGGTGTTCGTAAGTTAATTGCATCAGTCATGATGGATCCACTTATGATGGTTTATGACAAGGGTCATATGCCTTTACTCAATGTTGATTGGGAAAAAGAAGATGTTGTTGTTGATGGTGTAATCACCTCGACACTCATTCATTTCCATTTTGTTGACGCACCAGGTTTGAGTTACACACATGATTTTAATAAACTGTCAAAGTACATGACCAGTAATCAAATTATTGTGAATGACAGTTATTCTTATCGTGTTGAGAGAACGGCATGCTTGTCTGGAGTGTATATCGTTGAGATGACTCTCAGTATGTCAGACGAGATATCCCTTGCTCACCTGAAGCCCATGCGCGATGTGTCATGCGCATGGTTGTCTAATTTGAGGAAGAAAGTGTTTGTTAAACTCGCAGTACCCGTAAGCATGGAATGGTTTACCGAATCATTTGAGATTCGATGGGCGCTTATGGATGAACATCTCGTGAGATATGTATCAGAGGCCGCGTTCAGGCAGTTCTCGGTCACGAAGGACCCTCAGGTTCTTGTTCAATACATTGCCACGATGTTATCTTCTTCTTCAAATCATGTTGTCGTAAACGGAATCACAATGCGTAACGGATCCCCAATTGCGTTGGATGAGTACGTTCCTTTAGCCGTTACCTTTTACGTTATGGCAGCGTGGCGTTACAAAATGATTGCCCCAGGTATTGACGCCCTAAAGACTCGAGTGGAGAAAAACTTCGACAAGATTGATGATAAGGGAGTAATTCAAGAAGACTTTAACGTTGTCAATGAATTGCTAACTGATGCCGGTCTGAAGAATGTTAACCTGCCGAAAATTTCGGATTTGACGAAATCTTTCGGTTTGAGAGTACTTAAAGGGAAAGACACCGTTAAATTACGGGATGATACAGTTCTTGTAAGACAAAGAAGCTTGTTCCGAGAGATCCTTTATGACCTGAAGAAGACCTTTGGGTTGACTTTAGTTGGAGATGATTATAATCTCATTAGTTCAGTACCGTCTCACATGAAGGCTCTCGATGTTTGGCGAGTTTTTAAAGATAACCTGGGTTTTGATTCATGCTTAAATGCCGCTGATTGTGTGAAAGATCTTCTGGATAAGCATAGTGAGGTTATGAAAGAAAAACTTCGTCAAGAAACAGAAAGAAAAGCATTCCTTGATGCCCGCGATAAGGCTTTGGTAACTATTGCCAAAGCTATCGATAAGGATGATAAGATCCGTGATGGTCTTTTACCAATTCTTGACCTTTGTGAGATAAAGGAAGATTTGATTGCTGCGAAGAATTCCTTGGGTTTGACTCAAGAGGCCATACACAGTTCTGACACGAGGTTACCAGTCACTTCAGCGACTGAGGTTAATCCATATGCCGATTCAATTAAAGAGGCCATAAGCTACTTTAATGAAATCGAGATGACCAATTCCCGCAACCTCAAAGCACTTGGGTGCTATTTGAATTGGAAAGCCGGAAATTCATGGATGTACTCTGCCCTTAGGGGCCGCAATGAAAATGTCAGAGTGTATGTACCATTTGAACGTAAGTGGTACCCGGATTCACGTGATCTACCTCAGTATGAACGAGCAATGTCTGAGGATGGATACGTTTCGCTCCACTGGAATGGCAATGAAATTTCTGCCAACTGCCAAAATATCATTGGAAAGTACCATGTGTTGGTGGTTGATGAATCATGTGTGTTCAATTCTGGGCAACGCATGATACCAGCGTTGGAATCCGCGCTGAAATTAAAACCAAATTTCAAAGTAACGATCATCGACGGTGTGGCTGGTTGTGGAAAAACGACTCATTTGAAAAAATTAGTCAACATGTCTGGAAATCCCGACATAGTCCTGACCAGTAACAGAAGTTCATCTGATGAATTAAAGGAATCCATACAATGCGATGAATCCATGAAATACCGCATTAGGACCGTCGATAGTTATTTAATGATGAAAAATTGGTTTTCTTCCAAACGATTATTGTTTGATGAATGCTTCTTGACGCATGCTGGATGCGTTTATGCAGCCGCAACACTAGCTCAGGTCGAGGATGTTGTTGCCCTCGGAGATACTGAACAAGTTCCGTTTATTTCGAGATTACCTGAGTTCCGCATGCAACATCAAAGGATTAGTGGCAAAATTGAAGTTCAAACCACTACCTACAGATGTCCAAGAGATGCTACAGCTTGCTTAAAGAAATTTTTCTATAAGGAAAAGACTGTAAAGACCGCGAGCGTTGTTGAAACGTCGCTGGATTTGAATCCGATTGCAAGTGTGGTCCAGATACCATGTGAAGATAATGTGTTATACATGACTCACATGAGGGCTGATAAGGATGCACTGATGAAAATACCAGGCATACGTAAGCAGAATGTCAAAACAACACATGAAGCTCAAGGTGAAACTTGGGATAACGTTATCATGTTTAGATTGTCTAAGACTACTAGCTTGCTGCATTCTGGGAAAGATCCCACACTAGGTTCTTGCCACAATCTGGTTGCGCTATCTAGACATCGTAAGTCATTTCGGTATTTTACCGTTGCTCCAAATGATTTAGATGATCAGATAGTAAAAAGTATTAACTTTTCCAAAACCCTAACTTCAGGGGATTTTGATGCTGTTCGATGTTTACCGAACAAATGAACTAGTATTTAGGCATCGTAGTCGTATCTTTTCTACGTTTACTAGTTTCCATCACTGACTAATGTCGGTGATGATGCCTCTTTAAAATAAAGAGATGC